CCCGTTCCTCGCCGAAACGTCGCAGTATCCGACGAAACTCGTGGAACGCATCCGACGCCACTTCAACGTGGTGCGCGCCCGGGGAACCGGCTGATGGCGACGCTCGACGACATCGGCACCTACCTCGCGTCACAGGTCGGCTCGCTGACGCTCGGCACGAACCTGTTCCTCGGACGTCTCCCCGACACGCCAGACACCTGCGTCGCTCTCTACGAGTACGGCGGTGAGACTCCGGTGTCGACGATGGGCGGCGACGCGATGCCTCCGGTCGAACAGCCGCGGATTCAGGTCAACGTCCGCGCACCCGGCTACTCGTCAGCGAACACGCTGGCGCTGTCGGTGTGGACCGCGCTCGAAGGCATCCTGAACGAGACGCTGACCGCGACCCGCTACCACCGGGTCGCCGCGATCCAGTCACCGTTCCCGCTCGAACGTGACTCCGCAGACCGCGTCATCTTCGCTCAGAACTTCCGGGTCCAGAGAGAGACATGAGTATCCCGCCGGACCCGTACGCGGAGATTCGGTCGAAGCCCGAGGCGAAGCGCAAGACCCGTCACAAGGTTCGGTGCGCGAACTGTTCCCGGCTCCTCGCGGAGATCGTCACCGCACCGTGGCTCATCAAGTGTTCACGCTGTAAGTCCGACAATCAGTCGGACCTCGGCGACCGTTAGAGATTCCACGGTCCCCAACCGGAGTTCTCCCATATCGCGAGCGCGGCAAGGAGGTTCGTCTCCGGGTCGAACAACTCGTCGCAGTCGTCGAGGATGCCGTGAGTCTGAAGCCATCCGTCCGGCCAATACTGTGACGGCAGGCACCAGAACCCGTTGATCTGGATGAGGCCGAGCGAACCGATGCGGGTCGGGTCGTCGGTGTTCTGTGCGTCCGGATCGCACCGCGATTCGCGGTAGACGGCGTACGACAGTTTCGGGAGTTGCTCCTCGGGCCAGCCGACAGCGACCGCGGTATCGACCCACTCGTCGCACCGCCACTCAGGGGCGCTCGACCGGTGCGGCGGCAACTCGGACGCCCGCACGATCCGCTGTGGAGGCCGTGGCTGAGGATCAGGCATCGTCCACGGCATCGGGACCGTCGACGTCGTAGCGGGCGCGAGAGGCGCTTCTAGGGTCCTCTCAGGAGGCTCGGGACGGTCGGAGGGTGGTACGTCGTGCGGGGCGGAGGCTTGGGTACTTGTGGGAGAACCCTGAAAGGAGGCTCCTGCCCCGCACGACGAGAACAGCATACAGGCGGCGAACGCCGCGAGACACACACGCATGGGCTTGTAGATTACAGGACTGTAACGGTCAGGCGTCGTCGGGCCAGTTCGCCGACGAGTTCCCGCCGAGGTACTCCGCCGCCTGACGGAACGTCTCACAGTCATCGCGGAGACGTTCGATCTCCCGTGCCGCTTCTTCGAGAAGTGTCGCGGTCGAGTAGTCGACCGTCGGCTGTCGGTTCCTGAGTCGCTCGATGATCGTAGCCATAGCCGCTCCCTCCAAAGTGTAAGGCCATCGGTACCGTCGCTGTCGTAGGTTACTTGAACGATCCGCGGAGGACTGTCCACGCTCCGGACGGCCACCCGTGGTGAGACGCCTCTCGGAACGCGAGGTGAACCTGTCCGTCGGCCCACACCTCGACGAGTATCTCGCCGTCGGGGAGCCGCCGGTCGATCGACTGGGCGTCGACCTTCGTCGAGAACCCGGGGATCGGTTCCGGTTCGTCAGATGTCATCGAATCAGTCATGTCATTAGCTCTTCCTTAGAAGCAGGTGTCGCAGGTACAATGGTCGCGCCGACCGGACTGGCATCGCGGCGAGGCGTTGTGGCTGGGATGAAACGTGGAGCGTTCGGCGCGGAGCCGGTCGCAGTAGGCGCACTCGCCTTCGGGTGCCTTGCCGATCTCGATCGGGTCGATCATGCCGCGACCCCGGAGATGTCGACCCGCACGTTCAGCAGGACGTGAGGTGACACGTCGCCGTCGTAGGTCCAGCACCTCAGGTCGTCCGGGTAGAAATCGGCGGCGTGATCGTTGCTCTCGTGAAGCAGGTCCGGGTCGAGTGCGTCGACGTGGACCGCGAACACCTCGACGTGATCGTGGATCACGACGTTCGGAACCTGTGCCGGACCGTCCGGCGTGTCGATCTCCATCAGCCCGACGAACTCGCCGCCTCGCATCGCGAGGAACGCGGCGGCGTAACCGGGCGTGTTCGCGAAGTAGGTGCCGGGTCGCAGACCTCCGGTCACGATGTCTTTGCGACGTGTCGGCCACGTCGCGTGATACAGAACCTCAGTCATGTCAGTTGTCCTCCTCATGTTTCCGGGTGTCGAGTGCGCGGGCGTCACGGTGAACGGTCCGCACCGAGTCGGGACGGAAGGTCCGCATCCCTCCGTTCGGGATCGTGCCGTTCGAGGTGATCGGTCCCCAGCAGGTGAGTTCGCCGTTCGGACGGATCGCCTTCAGGCGGAACCGGCCTGCGCCGGGGACGGTGAACTCGTCGCCGACGTCGAGGTGCCTGCCGTCGGGCAGGGTGGTCGCGGTCTCCCAGTCGGCGAGCGGGGAGTCACCTCCCCGACGCCGGACCAGCGTCTCGCGGCTCACGACGCCACCGCCACGAGGTCGATCGCGCCGTATCCGCCGTCGTACTCGCCGACAGGGTATTTCGCGCTCGTCGCCTCGTATCCGAGCGTCGCGGCGTACTCGATCGCGGCGGCGTCCGAGGTGAAGGCGATCTTCTCGCCGACGCACCGCTCGCCGGGTGCGCGGCTGTCGTCGTAGACGGCGGCGGTCCAGCCGAGTTCCTGCGTGTGATAGATGACAATCTGTGCCATGTGGGTCTCCTCTCTCTCGTTGATCTCTCCCACGGGTAAGACCTTACCGGACCGGTAGCGCCGCGTCAACCCCTAATCGGAAATATTTCGGATAGCCCTCGCGGGTGTTGGCGCTACAACGGCACGACAACACGCAGGCGTACCATCAGCAGTCAGTAGTGCGCTCGTCGCCGCAGGTGTCCGCCGTGACCGTCAGTCGCTCACGACTCCTGCGCCTACCCACCGAGGAGACAGGACCGGATGAAGTTCAGAGTGACAGGCGGACCCGAGGGAGATCGCGGCATCAGCGCCGCCGGTCGCCGCTATGAGCCGGGTGACGTCATCGAACTCACTCAGCCGAAAGCCCAATGGCTCGTCGACAAGGGACTGCTCGAACCGGCTGGCAAGAACGTCGGCAAGTCCGACCCCGACCCGGAGCCGGAACCGGACCCCGCCCCCGAACCCTCACCCGAACCGTGGGAGTTCGACGATGACTCAGGAGATGATCTCTGATGCCCACGTTCGTCCACGGTAAGGGGACCGAAGTCCTGCTCGACGAGTTCGACCTGTCCTCCTACTTCAACTCGGTCGACACCTCCCGTTCGACCGACACCGCTGAGACCACCTCGTTCGGCTCCACCTCGAAGTCGTACATCGTCGGACTGACCGACGGCACCCTGTCGCTGTCCGGCATGTTCGCGCAGGACGCCGACGGCTCCGACGAGGAACTCTCCGCGATCCTCGGTGCGACCACGACCCCGATCATCACCGTGAACCTTCAGGCCGGGACGATCGGCAACCGCTCCGTCCTCGCGAAGGCCCATCAGACGTCGTATGCGATCTCGTCGCCGGTAGCGGACATCGTGACCGTGACCGCCGACTTCAACGCCTCCACCGACGCCACCGCGAACCTCACCTACTCGATTCAGTCAGGCGTCCAGTTGACAACCGGAGCGTCCATCGCGTTCGGCTCCCTCGGCGACCTCGCCTCGACCGACAACACGGCGTCCACCGCGAACGGCGGCATGGCGAACCTCCATGTCGTCGCGAACACCCTCGACGCGGCAGTCACGATCAAGGTTCAGGACTCAGCGGACGACATCACGTTCGCCGACCTGACCTCATTCACCTCCGTCTCGTCCGCCACCAAGACGGTCGAGCAGAAGGCGGTCACCGGCACGGTCGACCGTTACTTGCGGGCAACCGCGTCCACAGCCGCGACCAGCGGTGCCATCACGTTCCACGTAGCGTTCGCCCGCTACTGATCCCACAGGAGAATAGAAATGCCCACCTTCGTTCACGGCAAGTCGACCCACTTCGAGATCGACGACACCGGCGGCACATCCCGCGACATCAGCGACACGCTCACCAGCGTCGACTTCCCTGAGACCATCGACACCGCCGAGACGACTGCCTTCGGTTCGACGTCGAAGTCGTACATCGTCGGCCTCCGCGACGCGACCCTGTCGGTCTCCGGCATCTGGGACGCGACCGTCGACGGCTACTTCATCGGCACCGAGCCTGCGAGCCGCACCTTCATCTACGGTCCCGCTGGTGACACCGGCGGCAACGTCAAGTACACGGGTGAGGCGATCCTGACGTCGTTCTCGATCTCGAACCCGGTCGGCGACGTCGTCACCTACTCGGCTGACTTTCAGGTCACCGGTGACGTCACCCGCACCACCTTCTGATCTAACCCACAACCCTAAGGAGTGACCCAAGTGTCCATCAAAGACAAGATCAAGCAGGCAGGCGACCTCGAACGTGAGGTCGTCGACATTCCCGAATGGGACGTCACGGTTGAGATTCGATCCATGTCGGCGCGTCAGCGTGCGCTCATGGCGAACTACACCGACCTCGACGACCAGTCGAACTCGGATCGACAGGAGGCTCTGTGGGGCTTCCTGCTGACGGCGTGCGTGTTCGACCCTGAGACCGGCGACCCGGTGTTCGACGACGACGACCTCGACTGGCTGTTCACCGACAAGTCGTTCGCTGTCATCGACCGGCTCACCACGAGGTGCCTGACGGTGTCGTCGGTGCTGAAGGACTCGGTGGACGTCGCGGGAAAGTCCTCCTCGGCTACCCCGGACGAGACGGAGTAGCCCACCCGGAGCGTCGCTTCTACTTCCAACTCGCCCGCGAACTCGGCATGACAGTCGGTGAACTCTCCGATCGGATGTCCAGCGCGGAGATGGCGGAGTGGATGGCGCTCTTCAAGATCGAGGCATCAGAACGTGAACACAGTCGGCAGGTAGCAGAGCAACGCTCGAAACGGAAACGGTAGACAGGTATGGCATCGGAAGCGATCGTCGCGAGACTCAAGGCGGTCCTCTCTGGTGACTCGTCCCAACTCCGTGCCGATCTCGGCAAGGCCGAACGGTCACTCAAGAACTTCGGTGACAACGCGACGAAGGTCGGTCGTTCCCTAACGACTCGCGTCACCCTGCCGATGGTGGGACTCGGAGCGGCGGCGGTCAAGACTGCCGCTGACTTCGAGTCGTCCATGACGAAGATCACCGCTCTCGTCGGTGTCGCGAAGGACGAGGTCGACACGATGTCGGTCTCCGTTCGGAGCATGGCGACTCAGTTCGGCAAGTCGGCGAACGAAGCCGCTGACGCGCTGTTCTACATCACCTCCGCCGGTCTGCGAGGCGCGACCGCAACCGACACCCTCGCCGCGTCACTCAAGGCGTCAGCGATCGGTCTCGGTGACACGGCCACGATCGCCGACCTCGCAACGTCAGCCCTGAACGCTTACGGCGCGGACGTCCTGTCGGCGACACAGGCGACCGACGTCATGACGGCGACGATCCGCGAAGGCAAGTTGGAGACCACCGAACTCGCCGGGTCAATGGGTCGCGTCCTGCCGCTCGCCTCGGCGATGGGTGTCAACTTCAACGAGGTCGGTGCGGCGTTCGCCGCCCTGTCCCGTACCGGCACGAACGCGGCGGAAGCGGCGACACAGATTCGCGGCATCCTGTCGTCGCTCCTACGCCCGACGAAGCAGGCGGAGGAAGCGCTCACCGGCATGGGTCTCTCCTCGGAGGGGCTACGTCGTCAGATGCGCGAGGAGGGTCTCCTCGCGACACTCAAGACGTTGTCGGAGGAGTTCGCCGGGAATGAGGCGGCGGCGGCGTCGGTGTTCGGCAACATCCGCGCCCTGTCCGGTGTCCTCGACCTGATGGGCGCGAACGTCGCGACGACGGAGGCGATCTTCGCGAGCATGGCGGACACGACCGGCGCAGTCGATGAAGCGTTCGCGGCGGTGTCGCAGACGACAGCGTTCCAGTTCCAGCAGGCGATGGCCGAGATGAAAGAGTTGCTCCTTTCGCTCGGACAGACCCTCCTGCCGCTCGTCAACGAAGGTCTCCAACTGATCTCCGACTCGATGCGCGGTGTCGTCAACTTCTTCTCCGGTCTGCCTCAACCGCTTCAAGACATAACGCTTGGGCTGTCAGGGATGGTGGCTATCGCTGGGCCGGTTGCGCTCGGTATCGGTGCGGTGACGAAGGCGATGATCGCGCTGAAGGCGGCGGCGATGGCACATCCGGTGCTGATGGCGTTCTCGGTGGCG